ACGCTTGATAAATGCGTCCTTGTTCGTCTCTTCGATGGTTGCAACCATGTTGCCTTGCATCACGATAATCTTTGCGCTCATATCTAGTTTCTTTTTAATCGTTAATAACCTTGTTAAGCAACTCTAATCAAATTGTAGTTCTTGAATTGTCTCCACTCGCCCTTGACCTCATCCCAATACTTGGTGCAGTCCTTGCAAGCGTAACCCTTGCCGTTTGGAGTGTAGTCAATGTGACTCTCCATCAAAGTGCCGAAAGCCTGACGAATCTCACCATTCATCTTCTGAAAGTAAAACTCAACGACCTGCTTCTTCATGCGAGCCTTCAGCTTGATTACCTGCCAAGCTTGCTTCAAGCATTCTGTCCAACTCATGTAAGCACCCTTAAGCTGAAATGCTCTGTGAGCCATATTCATCACTTCTCTCATCATATTCTTAAATGTAGTAGCCATAATCTTTCAATTTTAAACGTTAAACTTAAATTACTTACTTTGCAAGTCCGATGCTCTCACGCAAGAAGCTCTTGGCCTCATCGTTGTTCATATTGAGCTTAGTTGTTATCATATTCAACATTCTATCAACGTCCTTTTGGGTGTTTATCCTGTTGCTTACGAACTCTATCATAACGAACTTCTGAATCAAGTTTCTTCTTATCATTGAAGTAGTCATATTGCTATACCGTTTTACGAGTGCCGACTCGGAGGTGCAACCTCAACTAAATGAATAATGTAATTGTGACCTTTGTTTCTTAATCACGATGCAAAGATACTAAGTTTTATCCTAACTACCAAATATTTTATTAAGTTTTACCTTAACTTTAACCTTTGATTGCTGATTTAATATACAAATTAAGATATGTTTGCATTGTTAGGTTAAAAACTTAGTTTTTCATAATAAGTTTGGCAGTTTGCGAAAATATGTGTATCTTTGCAATATCAATAAATAAAGTTAGAACTTAATATATAATAAGGTATGGATATACGAGGCATAATTAAACGAAAAGGCTTTACGCTAACGTATGTAGCTGATAGGCTGACTAACAAAAAAGGTGGTAAGGGAGTATCTTTGCCATCCTTGATACAAACTATTGATGGGAATCCAACTGTCGCCAGTCTTCAGGAGATAGCAAGCATTATAGGTGTAACGCTTGCAGAACTAGTTTCCGAAGCTGATTGTTCAGATTTCATCGCCCTAATAAAACAAGGTGGTGAGTTGTATTCCGCATCGTCCATCGCTGAGGCTAGGGTCGTGCTGGACAAGCTGGAAAGTGTTAAGTAACGTGGGGTGTTCCCCACAAAGTTCAATAATTAAAAGTTTGGATCATGAAGAAGAAATTGATTATTGCCATCATCGCAGTATTCGTTTTGCTAGGTGGCGGCATTGGTGGATATGTGTACCATTCCAACCAAGTTAAGGATGAAAAAATGGCTAATTACAAGAAGGCGTTGTCTGATTATCGCTTCAATAGCAATAGACTAATATATTCTTTGGATTTCGTAGCAACGGATTTTGTTATTAATTGGAACTCAGCCATAATGAATAAAAAGGCTATGAACGCAAAGAATGAAATAGTTCCTTGCTCTGATTTTGAAGATGCCGTTTCTTCTCGATATGCCTTCTATGATAAGTATGGTGCATATAAGATTTTGGATAGTGTGTATGTATCATTAGGAAAGCATTTGGAAAAGATGCGTGTAAATTCTAATGAAGACCAGCAAAAAATCGTGGAAAGCTGTAGTGATGAATACAAGGAGTTGAATAATGCTATTGTTCTTGTAAAAAAGCCTTATGGCGCATTGGTGCAATATTCTAAACAGAAAGGAGACTTGTTCTTTAAACTTTATGCTTTTGATAGCGAATTGGCTAAAGTTTCCCCATTGGAAGAAGATAAGGGCGATGAGAGAACAAAAGCAATGAATATGGAATTATACGGAACGCATTTGTTTGTTACGGCTGACTTTGACAAAGAACCGCAAAAGGCAAAAAAGCAAAGTTATACGTTTAGTAACATTTCAACAAATTGGGTTTATTTGAAATGATATATAAATAAGGTGTAATTTTAAAAATAAGTTTCTAAAAGAAAATAATGTTTAATAGAATAAAGAAACACACTAAATGATTTGCGTGTTTCAGAAATTATGCTTACCTTTGCAAACGAAATCAGAAATGGTTTTGTAGCTTCCATATTGCATTCTCTACATTAGCGATATTGGTAGCTACGTTTATACATAAGGCAATAGCTTTATAAGCTAGAAGTCATTAAATGAAGTGCAGTGTACAACAGAAAAGTGGTGTGAAGTGTAGTGGAGTGCGGTGAAGTCTAGTGTAGTAGGGTAAAGTGCAGTATGGTATAGTACAGTATAGTGAGCCATCCTTCGGGGTGGCTCTTTTTGGTTAATTGTGGTTAATATAGCAAAAATGTTACCATAAAATTTGGCTATATAACAAAAAAGTTATATCTTTGCAATGTCTTAAGGACAAAAGAGTTCTTGTAACAATGAAGAAAAGCGAATTGATTAAGAGACTGAGAGAAGCGGGATGCTTCCTGTCTCGACAAGGTTCGGGACATGAAAAATGGACTAATCCTAAAACGGGAAAGTCTCAATTCGTGCCAAGACACGCTAGAGAGGTCGCCACAGGCACCGCTCATAGTATTCTAAGAGAATTGGTTGGGGAGTAATCCCCACCTTTCTCTCTTCATTGCTTAAAGGACTCTTTTTTTTTGTTAAGAAGATAAACGAATATATATATGAAGAAGATTAAAGTTATTGTAGAACAAGCCAAGGATGGGTCTTTTTGGTGTCATACCGAAGATGGAATAGGTAAGGTTGGCTTAAACTCTTGTGGAGAAACTGTTGCCGCTGCGAAGCAAGATTTAATGGATTGTTTGGCGTTGGCAAAAGTGGATGCAAAAGAGAATGGAGAAGTGTTTCCTGACGTTGAATTTGAATACAAGTATGACTTGCAATCTTTCTTTAATTATTTCTCTTTCCTCAATGTGTCAGAGATTGCAAAACGAGCAGGTGTCAATCCTTCATTGATGCGTCAATATAGTAAAGGCATAAAGCAAGCTGGCGAGAAAACTTATGAACGTTTGGCGCATTGTATGAATGAAATAAAAAAAGATTTGGTAGCCGCTACCTTTTAGGCGTGTGGCTTCATTGTTGCAATAGATAAAGAACTCAGAGCCTTCTGCATGTGAATGTGGAAGGCTTTTTTGTGTCTAGACCTTATTTTCTGCACTTAAATCTTTAGTGAAATAGCACACCTTTATTCTTTCGTTATTCCTTTGATTATTAGCTAATTTTGCCAATAAAACATAAAATATGGCAGAATTAAGATTCGATGTCAAAGCGAATTTCGAGGAGGTTACGAAACTTCGTTCCGAGTGTGAAAAGTTGAGGGCTGAGTTATTGAAGACCAATAAGTCTACCGACCCAGCTATTGTTGCGGATTTGACGGAAAAATATGCGGATGCTAGCAATCGCTTAAAGGACTTGACACAAGCTGCTTCAAGAGCCGCTTACGTGATGTCTTCCGAGTTTAATAAGAAGATGCAAGCAGCCGCAAGGGAAGTTTATAGCTATGAACTTCAAATGCAAGCTACCAAAGACCGAATAGAGAAAATCCAACAGCAAATCACGAACAAGAGATTAACTCTTGGAGTTACAACGGATAAGTCATCCATAGATTCTTTACAGAAGAATATTGACTATTTAAAAGGCTCTTTGGCAGGTCAAACAGCTCAGTTGAAGAACTTAGAAGGGGGTGCTGTCGGTGCTCGTCAGACCTTGGAGAATATGCGGAATGAGTATGTTTTGTATGCAGGTTCAGCAAATCCGGCAAAAGAGGCAACAAATATGTTGACCGATAGCATGAGCCAAATGATAGAACGTATGAAGTCAGCTCCGACTGCTGGAGAAGGAATGACTAGTTTGTTCCAAAGAGTTACTGGCGATGCTCACATGCTTTCGGCAACATTACTTGGTGGCTTAGGATTTGAACAACTGGCAGGTAGTATCTTTAATACTCGTTCCCAATTCCAGCAACTTGAAATATCTTTCAATACCATGCTTGGTAGTGCGGATAAGTCTAAGCAATTGATGGACGAACTTATCCAAACGGCAGCTCATACACCTTTCGATATGTCCAGCATTACGGGTGGCGCAAAACAACTTTTGGCATACGGAACGGAAGCGAAAGATGTTAACAAAACCCTTGTCCAGCTTGGTGACATTGCTTCGGGCTTGAACATTCCGCTTGGAGAACTTGTTTATCTTTATGGAACGACCGTTTCGCAAGGAAGAATGTTCACAATGGATTTGCGTCAGTTCATGGGTAGAGGTGTCCCATTAGCAGAAGAATTGGGTAAAATCTTACACCAAAACACAACGGAGGTTCAAGAGTCTGTTTCCAAGGGTAAAGTGACATCAGACATCTTCAAGGAAGCTATCGCCAACATGACGCAAGCAGGTGGACGCTTCGGAGGCTTGATGGAGCAACAATCAAAGACATTGGAGGGTCAGTGGAGTCACATTGGCGATTCCATCCAGCAAGCGTTCAACGAAATCGGCAAAAAATCCGAGGGCGTGTTCTCTAGTGGATTGTCAATTATTTCTGCTATGGTAGAGAATTGGCAAGAGGTAATAAAAGTTATTGGTGTAGCTACAATAGCTGTTGGTTCTTATCGTGCATCGTTAATGGCGGCTGCTTCTATTCGCAAAGCTGAGGAAGCGCAACAAGCCGATGATATGATGAAGGGAATTGATGCAGAAATCAAGCGTTTGCAAGACCTAGAGAACTCAAACTACAAGTCGCTGGGTAAGGACAAAAAGCAAGAGCGAGTAAGCAAACAACAAGACTTGGCAAGTATTGTTGGAGATACTGCTGTGTCCGATGACTTTGTAAAGGCAAGGTTAGATGCAGCCGAGCAAGAGGGCGTTATTTCGGCACAAATGCGTTCCCAACTAGAGACGAAACGTGAACTTTTACAGGCTCAGCAACAAGCAACAGCACAAAGCCAGATAGAACTTGATGAAGAAAAAAGAAAGACCGAGGAACTTCGTCAACAAAAAATAGAGTCTCTTAAAGATGATTTGAAGACTACTACGGAGAAAATATCAAATCTTGATGATAGGGATGTAGAGTTGGCTAGACAATATACATCAGCTTTGAATGATTTACAAGATGCCCAAGATGCCTTTGCTGAGGCTCAAAAATTGGTTGAGGAAACTGCTGGTGGCGCAAACTTGGCTTTTGATGCAGAGGGTAATGCCGTGAATGCGCTAGAAGCAAAAGAACGTTTGGAAACGGCAACAAAACAAGTGAATGCTGCTCAAACAAAGATTTCGACCATTGAAAGCGAACGTAAGACGATTGCTCAAACAAAGGAGAATTTAAGTAAGCAACAGGCTACGATACAAAATAATATTAACACTGTTTCTCAAGCTTCCAATACCACTGCAAAGAAAGCTGGGATATTGGCGACAACAACAGCCACTATCAAAAATGCGCTTTATGCAGCAGGTACAAAATATACGACTACGGTAGTTAATCTTTTTTCTAGTGCGGTAAGAAGTAGTGGAAATGCCTTGAAGAGTTTATGGGCGGCAATGGCTGCTAATCCGATAGGTGCATTGATAACACTGGGAACAACTTTGTATTCCGTATTTTCTATGTTTGGAGACGAGACTGAAGAAATTTCGGCAGATACAACACATTTTGGGGAAACAACAAGTTTGACCAGTAAAAAGGTTGAGACATTGATGAATGTGTTGAGAAATACGAATGAAAGTACTGATGCACATAAAAAAGCAAAAGATGAACTTATTGGGGTATATGAACAATATGGAATAAAATGCGACAATGAAAAGGATAATTTGGAAACGTTGAAAAATAAGCATGACGCTTTTATTGCTTCTTTACAATTAGAAAATGCTGAACGAGAAAAAGCTAACGCTTTGATGTCTATATCTTCTCAATATGAGGAAGCAAGGAAAAACCTAGATAAGGATTTTTCTGATTCACTAGGTGGTAGTTGGCTTGATTTCGGACAACATATTGATAAAGAAGACATATCAGCTGTACAGATGATGTTTAATTCACTTGTTTCTGATGATGCGTTGACTAAGATAGACTCTTTAAGGCAGAAAATGGATTCCGCAAAGAAAGGAACATTGGAATATGCTAATGCCGCACAAGAATACGATGCTGCTCTTCGCAACCTGTTAGTTCCTTTTGAGGAATGGGGTAAGAAGATGGGGTACAATAGTTTCGTGATGGCAAGTTTGCGAAGTTCGATATTAAAGCATATAGATAGTATAAACTCTTTGAATGAAAGTTACAAAAAGGCAGAGGACGCAATATATAAAGGAAGCACAGCGACTGTTGATTGGAATAACTCCCAAGCAAAGGCTCGTTGGATAGTAAACAAGAACAAGCAATCAATCCAAGAATTGGTAGAGCAAACTGATAATCTTATCAATTTATGGAATAAAGAATATGGGTTGAATTTAAAAATTCATTATGATGATTCGGAAATTCCAAATTGGATGAAATCTATGACAACGAAGGAGTTGCGAAATTTAATTTCAAGGAGAGAGGCGGATATTTTACAACAGGAAAATCACGAAAAGAAAACTGGGCATAAGTTGGTAACACGTTCAGGAGGTAAGTTTAGGTCAAGAACGGAAAACCAAACGGATGTCGCAATGGCGAAATCTATAATTCAATCACGTACACCAAAGAGTAGTACAACAACAAAATCAAATACAACCCATACTACTCCAAAGAAAACAGGTACAACGGATGACCCACAAGCAAGAGCGTATGAACGCAAGAAGGCTGAGGAGGACTATTCCAAGTCTATTTCATCCTATTCGGAGAAAGCTATCCAAGATATGACCAAGAATCGCATCAATGCGATGAATGAGGGTTATAGCAAGGAATTGGCTCAGATTACCGAGAATGCTGACAAGGAGAGAAAGGCGGTAGAAGAAGGTATAGACAAATTGGTTGAAGCTAGAAAAAAACGTGACCAAGCTGTTTGGGTTAATTCCGGCAATGGTCGTAAGGCTAATATGTGGAAACAGAGCAAAACCAATGAAGAGTACAAGAATGAGGTTTTGAATGAAACCATGAAGGATAGCAAGGGTAATCCGGTTAAGGTCAATGGTATGAATATGACCATAGGCATGAGTGTTGCTAATCAGATGAATGCAATTCGGGATAAGGCGGTAAAGCAGAATGAGGATGTGCTTGCTAAAGAAGCGCAAAGCATGTACGATTATCTGAAGACTTATGGCACATTCCAGGAGCAGAAGTTAGCTATTGCTGCCGATTATGCTAAGAGGATTAGCGAGGTTGAAAACTCTACGGATTCGGACTCAAGCAAGCAATGGAAGATAAAGTCTTTGAAAGAAGAGCAGAAGAAAGAGACGGATTCGGTTGAGGCTAGTGCTATTATGCAGAAGATAGACTGGTATCAAGTCTTCGGAAATGTTGGTGGCATTATGAAAGATGCGCTTGTTCCTTTATTGGCAGATCTGGATAAGTTCGTAGGTACGGATAAGTTCCAAAATTTGGGTGCAGACCAGCAGAAGAGTATCGTTGATGCTATGCAGAATATCCGTAATTCGATTGGCAATACAAGTGATTTAGGTTGGAAAGACCTTGCAAGGGATGTTGTAGCTTATCAGGATGCTCTGAAGAATGCGAAAATTGCACAAGAGGAATACACGAAAACGGAAACTTTGCTTATACCTCGTATTAAGGTTTTGCAAGAACAGATTGAGAATGCGAAAAAGTCGGGCAATGTTGCAGAGCAAACAAGGCTACAAGAAGAATTGAATAAAGTTCAAGGTCAGTTAGCGGAGTCCGGAAAGAAGATTGTTACGGCTAACACAAAAGTTCGTACTAGTGGTCAGAAGTTGGCTCAAACGACACAGAATGTGACACAACCGATTTCTGCTATCCATGAGTTCCTTTCTACTTCTGGACTATCCGATTTGGCATCTCTTTGGGATAGTTTTGACCAACTTAAAGGTGGAATTGACGGATTGAAAGCTTTAAAGGAGGCTAAAAATGCGGCTGACGGACTGAAGGATATGGGTAAGGAAGCCGCAGATGCTGCCGCAGATGCTGGCAAGAAAGCTGGTGATGCACTAAGTGAAGGATTGTCAAAAGCTGGACTAATAGGTCAAATCGTATCTGCCATCTTGAAGATACTTGATGTTTTGAAAGATGGTATTGGAACATTGATTAGTAGCTTGATTGATACAGTTCTGAATGCGGTCAACGGCATATTAAAGAATATTCTAAGTGGCGATTTTATAACTCAGATTGGAGGGTCTTTGGTAAGCGGCATTGGCAATATTCTCAATACAATATCGTTTGGTGGCTTCAATAGTTTGTTTGGAGTTAGTGGAAACGCAAAAGAAGTAAACCGGACTATAGATAAATTGACGGATAGAAATGAAATCTTGACGGATGCTATAGACAAGTTACGAGACTCTATAGACAAGAATAGTGGTATTAAAGCCGTAGAGGATGCTAAAAAAGCCGAAAACCTCCAAAAGGAGAAAGAAGAAAATTTAAAGAGTATCATGGAGGCGCAAATGGGTTATCATGGCTCTCATCACAGTTTTAACGCTTATTTCCGAGGATTTTCGCAAGAGCAAATCAAAAAGGTGTCCGATGCAATAGGCAGACAATGGAATGGTAATCTTAACGACTTGCAATCTGCTGATGAAGCAGCTGCCATTTTGCAGAATCCAGATATGGTTGAGGCTATCAAGAATACAGGTAAGGGTGGCTATGGAGGTAGAGTTCTTGAAAAGTTGAAAGACTATGCGGCTGAGGCTGGAACATTAGAGGAAATTGCTGATGACCTTGCAGAAAGCTTGACGCAAATATCTTTTGATAGTTTGAAGAGCGAGTTTATAGATACTTTGATGGATATGAATTCCTCTGCTCAAGACTTCTCTGATAATTTCTCCAAGATGCTTATGCAAGCCGTTCTGAAAGCTAAGGTGGATGATTTGTTGGGAAATGATATGCAAGCATTCTATGACGAATGGGCGGAACGAGCTGAGGCAAATGGTGGTAAATTGTCAAAGACAGATATAACTGCCTTGAAGGGAAAGTATGATGAAATGGTTCAAGAAGGACTGAAGATTAGAGATGAAGTAGCCGAAATAACGGGCTATAAGCAATCTTACGAGCAGTCCGCTTCTTCCGGTTCTTTTGAATCAATGAGCCAAGATACTGGAGAAGAGTTGAATGGTCGTTTCACTGCGGTACAAATTGCAACAGAGGGAACGTATGAGGAAACAAAGCTCATAAATACCAAGTTGGATGCTATTGCGGCTCGTGATGGTGGCGCAGAGAGTAGCTTACTAACAGCTAGCGTGAATACTATAATGGGTAATGTAGGTAACATTTGGTTAGCTGTTGATGAGGGTAGGACTATCCTTGCACAAAGCTTAATGTACTTGCAGTCGATTGATGAGCGACAAGAGCGTTGGCATAAGCCTATGTTGCAAGCATTCAATGATATACACGAATTGAAAGATAAGATGAGTAGATTGTAAACTTAATTTGTGCCATGTTAAAGTAAGAGGGGAATGCGTGATGCACTCTCCTCTTTTTGGGGGTGAAAGTTTTTGTTTTTCACAATATAGATAAGTGTTGTTAAACTGAGTGTTAATTTTTGGTAGAGTGGAAAATAATAGTTATCTTTGTGGTCGAATTTCAAAACTTATAAGGACATGAAGATATTAGAACCGAGATATGAAATCCTATCCCAAGGTGAGGGCATGGATGGAGTTTATAAACAGATAGAGTTGTGCGGTCGTACATGTTATGCGTCAAGTATGAAGATTGATAAAGAAAGCGCAAAGCCTTTCGTTGAGCGTATGGTAAGCAGTAATCATCTTGCCATGTGTGAGCATGGAACGATTTACCTCCATGTTGCCTATGAAGAAGGATTTTTTGTACCGGAGTCTTTATTGGTCAAGCACTATCGTGAGAACAAATATTCAAAGGTGATGCAGATTGGCAGTGACTACTATATCACAACCAACTACAGAGTGATAGTTGAAAATAACTGGTTTGAGGATTTGGACTATATTTGCGAGCCTACGGAATGGCATGAGAAGCGAATAACAGTCCGTTTTACTACTCAGATTGCGGTAAGTAGAGAGGCTAACAGACATCGTGTAGATTCCGTAGCGGAACAAAGCACCCGATATTGCAACTATAGTAAAGATAAGTTCGGAGGCGAGATTGCTATCAACAAGCCAAAGTGGGTTAGCGAAAATGATGCGGTTAATCCATTGTCTTTTGATGGTGGAACATTTGTTGACCTATCAAAGAACATCGGTAGTTATGAACATTGGAGTCCGGTAGAAAAATGGTGGTTTGCAAATAGAGTATGCGAAATGATGTATTTGTCTTTGGTCAAGGATGATGGTCTTAAGCCACAGGATGCGAGAACAATACTTCCTCTTGATACCAACACGGAGTTGATTCATACCGCATTTGTGAGCGATTGGAAGCATTTCTTCGAGCTGAGAAGCCTTGGTACGACCGGAAAGCCTCATCCAGATATTGAGGTCTTGGCAACACCATTGATGAATGAGTTCAAGGAACGAGGTTTGATTTAATCGCTTATGAAGAAGAAAGCCAAGCAAATAGCCAAGGTGATGAGCAATGACGCTTTGGAGGTTGTTGCTCAGATGATTGTTGATGAGGCTAAAGGTGTGCGCTATGAAGTGTATGCTGATGGCTCTAGTAAGAACAACAAGTGTGGTTGCGGTTGGCTTGTGCTTCATAAGGGAGCGATTATCAATAGTGGGAAATATACATTTATCACAGCCAAAGTGAACGATTCGGTGAGAGCCGAAATAAGGGCGGTCATTCAAGCATTGGGTGATTGCCCTCCTTTGTGTTCTGTTGATGTATATGTGGATTGCCAAGTGGCTATAGAGAGAATACAGGCTTGCAAGTTAGGAGACTTACAGCCTATATATAATAAGGTAGCGAAAGGCAAGGTGATAAGATACCATTGGGTTAAGGCTCATAGAGGTAATATGTATAACGAAATGGTGGATTCTTTGTCTTTTTCTGCTACAGAAAGTTAATTTCGTGCCCACATATATAATAAGCGTTAAAATATAAAAGAAATACATTAAATAATTTGCATATTTCGATAATTCTTTGTATCTTTGCAATGTAATTAAGAAACAAGGTTACTAATTAAAAAGGTGAGACACACCGTAAAAACTGTGATTCGTTATGAATACTAGATTGAGTAAGAAAGAGACAATGGTTTATGGCAACATCGAAGTGATGGCTGATGTAATTGGTGGTAACAAGTACTTTACATTTGCTGAGTTGTATGATTTCGATTTGGATAATACCAAGGATGAGTTGAAAGAAATTTTAAACTCTTTGACTGAGAAAGGTTACTTGAAGAGTTTTCACGATTTCGACGAAACTTATCGAGTTTTAAAGTAAGAATAACAAAGGGGATATAAAATCCCCTTACAATATAAATTTAGAGCGTGAGACACACGTAAAACTGTATTGAAACAATGAAAAAGGTATTCACAATTGAGAATGCGTTAGCGTTTTTATTTGCTCTTGAAATAGTATCATTAATTTATTTTCTTGGATAGGGCTTATGCAGATTAAGTTTGGTAAGATAAAGTTTACTGCGGCTAAGTCCGAAAAAGGATGCCGCTTTGATGCTTGCTACAAAGGGGAGCATGTGGCTTTTGAGAGTGAAGATATGTCTTTGTATGATGATGTTTTTTCTGATAATAACAGAAGAGCAAAGGCTGCAAAGAGAGTGATTTACGAGAATATTAAGCACAAGTATTATGAGACCCATAGAGATTAGCGATTTCAACGCTGCCGATGAATTTGTCGTTGAGGCAATGATGCAAGATGGCAAATTCAAGGTTATCGGCAAGGTTATTATTGATAATAATCTTCTGAATGATGATGATTTGGAAACCATCTGGGATTATGCCAACTGGGAGACGAACGGCTATGAAAAGATGGTTGTCTCTAACGGAGTGTACAAAGGCTTGAAAGCATTTAGCGATGGGCGTTTGTTCTATGTAATTACTGATGATGAGGTCGGAGTGGTAAACGACAATATCATGGTACGTAAGCATTATGATGTCAACAATGGCTATTATATAAAGTCATCAAGGTTACACAAGGAGCAATCCTGGGATTTGTGGTGCTTTGGTAGCTGCGAGACCATAACTAACGAATATAAGTCAAACCCTTTTATATGTGGTAAGTGATGGCAAAAAAGATTAATCATATTAAACCTTCCTTCATTGAAGGCGGTGAAGTCTGGCATGATATTGATAAGTTCCCGATGCTAGACCATACAATTCTAGTAGAGTTGCTGGAAAAAGGCTCTGACGTATTGATTTACCAGACGCAAAATGTATGTATTGAGCGTGTGGATAGGTTCATACCTACGAAGTCTTTTGTTCCGAAGCGTTGGGCGTATGCGATAGACTTAGCTCAATGCAAGCAACTTGAAGGATGAAAACAAAATACAAAACTAAGAATAAGCATATGGAAGAATCAAGAGGTGTTTACACATTACCAGTCTTGTATAATGAGCAAAGTGGTACAAACGAAGGTGTATGTGTAAGAAAAGAACTTGGAGTAGTTGTTGCAATCGACAATGAAGATGAGTTTAAAGGTGTTTTTTCAAAGGATGGTGAGGTTGATGTATTCAAGCAGTTACTATCACAAGAAGTGTATCGTTACTATACAGAGCACAACGCATTCCCTACTGGGCCTTTGGTTTCTTACAAGATGGATGGCGACATCATCTTTGATTACGTTGAAGTAACTATTGGAAAAATGTATGGCGGTTATGTTTATGTTGTTCATTACAACTTTGCAAGCACCGCATCATGATAAACAAGATTGATTATGACAGTAGTAAGAGATAGAATTAAAATTGCAGCTCAGATTGAAGTCTTGGAGGACATTGCTATTGACTATAGGGGAAAGACAATAGACAATATCATTCAACAGCTAGAAGCAAGGTTGAGTGCGTTGAAGTAAGTTCAAATTTTTGAAGTTGAAAGACTATGAGTGGTGGACGTTTTGATTATGCTCAGTATAGGATTGCTGACATATACACAAAGATAGAAGATTATGTTGATGGTCATCCATTGGATGAGGAAGATGAAAGATGCTTTCTCGAAGACCGATGGCTAGAGGAGGAAGAAGACAAGTATGTTAGAAAGCATCATCATACGATGCCTAACAGATATGGCTTATCTAAAGAGACTATCAAGGAATTCAAGAAGGGTATTGAGCTTCTGAAGAAGGCTCAGGTTTATGCCCAAAGAATAGACTGGCTTCTTTCCGGTGATGATGGAGAAGATAATTTCCATCTACGTTTGAAAGAGGATTTGGCAAATCTTAAAAGTAAGAAAGGATAGATTATGAGTTGGAATTATCGTTTAGATACACCTATGATGCAATTAGCTGAAGAGGTGAATAAGAAATATGATACCGATGCTGGTAAGATGCTTCTTTGCACTTATCTCTTTATGGTATCAAGTGAAGAGGTCAAGGACAAGCAAGCTTTCTTTGATTGGGTAGAAGAATTGAGTAAGTCTAGCAAGTGTGATGCGGTAAGGGAGTACGTGGAAATCAAGGACAAAGCCGATTGGCTGCATGGTGGATTCTGTAAGCCGATTTACCGCCACTACAAGGGTAATTTCTATGAGTATCTTGGAGAGGTTACTGATAGCGAGACTTCTGAGGTAAAGGTTGCGTATCAAGCAGTGTGCGGACAGCATGAAGTTTGGGTGCGACCAAAGGAAATGTTCTTTGGTAATGTTGAGGTAGATGGTAAGCTAGTTCCTCGATTTGAGAAGGTAGATTTAAAAGACTTAGAGAAACAAGCCGAGATCAATGGACAGAAGAAAGATTAAGAGTTTGCTAGGTCTAGCAATCTTGCGAGTGAATGAAGTCGTACCGGATTTCGAAGACTTGAATAAGGTTCTTCCTTTGCTTAGACAGGCAATTGATGAATTAGATAAGTCTGATTCGGGTTCAGTTTAAAAAGGGTGGAAAATGGCAAATAAGCAGACGATAAAACCAAAGGTAGTTCCTTTTGAGATAGCCAAGCTTCTGAAGGAGGTTGGCTACGATGAGAAGATAGCCGAATTTTGGGCTTATGCTAGTCCTTGGACAGCAAAGGGTGGTATTCGTAAGGGTGGAAAATATAATGAGCATTACGGCAGTTATATCGCTTATTCAAATTCCGAGTGGGAGAAATCCAATATTGAGTTTTCTGCTGCCTTAAAGTTGAATAGTAAGCATCCGGCAATATCCGCTCCAAGCTATGATATGGTGTTAGATTGGCTTTTAGAGCATTTCGGTTACTGCATTTGTGTTGCAAACATTTCGAAAGGTAAGTTCTGTTGGCAAACTACATCATGGTGTGTAGAGGAAGGCTTGTGTCATACGGATGGTAAGGAATATTCCAGTAGATACAAGGCAATGGATGCCGCTTTCAAGAGTATCTTAAAGGCTCGCATTGAGAATAAAGATAACGAGGTAATCAAAAGACTTTTGGAGGAAATACAAGATGGAAAGAATTTATGATACTTTTGTACACGCAATAATGATGAAGTTAGAAGCTCGTTTATGTACTGAACTCGAATGTGTTTATAAGAATATAACAAACAAGATTGTTGAGAAGAAAGGTAAACTTACCAACGAAGACGTAATTGAGTTTCAGAAAAAACTACAAGAAGTGTACGACAGGAATGCTGCTATTCGTGAAGAGGTTACTGACATTAAAGATTCCAAGAAATGTATCTTAACTAAAGAAGCATGTGAAGAGTTAATAAAGCGACTTTGCGTGATTAATATAAAAGAAGATGAACAAGCAAAGAATGATAGAGTGGATAGCCACTTGTGATACAGGTGTCTCTTCAATGACTATGTGGAGTGCATTGATGGGGGTAAAACGAAAGAAAGATTTGGATATTCCTAAAGACAATCGTGACTTCCGTAGATGCTATGATATGGTAGAATACGGACACGTAACCTTGGATGAGCTACAAGTTGTAAAGAAGCAATATCCTTGGTTTGCTCCTGTTGTTGACAATTGGAAGGAATTGTCTCTTTTGTTTGAGGAAGAGTTGGACAAACGTTTGTATATACGAATCCGTCAGCTTTGCAAAGAGTCAGATGCTATCCGGTATGAGGTAAAGGGAGGACTTTATTATGAAAGGGGTTTTTGGTATAATGTTTAATTATTTAAAAGATAGAAAGAATGAATAAAGACAAATTAAAGGTCAGCTTTGAGATTGACCGCTACAAGGTAATTGGTATGCTTTCACGTAATTGTGAGAATGCTGAAGAGTACAACGAGATTATGGATATTCTTGAAGGCAAGAATGAGTTTGTGCGTGATGCGAATGGTAACGAGGAACTTGCAAGCCGCATTTGCAATTATGCTTTAGACTCTATCTTGGTTGAGAATCCAGATTTGGCTCTCCGTAAGCGTTTGGATAAGGAACAGAAAGGCGATGATGCTCCTGATGGAATTTCAAATGTTATCGAAATCAAAGGTGATGACGCAAAAAAACTTGTAGAAACTCTTTGTGGCATTCTCTACAAGGGTAAGTGATGTAAAATTCATCAAAAGAATATAAATAAACACTAAAACACTTGCAAGTATAAGAAAAAATGCTTATCTTTGCATCGTGTTTGAAACAGATGGCCTTCTGAGAGGTCGCTTCTACCATAAGTCAAGACTTAGGAGTTTACGGCATGGTTTCCACATTACCCAGTCCAGCTAGACTATAACAAGCAACTCTTATTAGGGTGAGAGACCCTAGTTGCTGCATTAGACAAGTGGTTAAGTCGCCAGCTTTTCACGCTGGTATTCAAAGGTTCGAATCCTTTATGCAGTACATACAAAATTGCCCTATGGTGTAATGGCAACACTACAGTTTTTGGTTCTGTCATTAGTGGTTCGAATCCGCTTGGGGCAACAAGGTGGAATTGGTATATGTTCCACAAAAGGTGCGATATTCAAGCGGTTAAAGAAGATAGACTGTAAATCTATTCCCATTGTGGGTTCGGTGAGTTCAAATCTCCCTTGCACCACGAGAACTTTTGTCATAATACGAGGAATGTAGCTCAGTAGTAGAGCACTTGGCTTGGTAACTAAGGGGGCGTTGGTGCGAATCCAATCATTCCTTTACGCTTTCGTAGCTCAGTGGCAGAGCATAGGATTTTTAATCCTAGGGTCGAAGGTTCGAATCCTTCCGTTGGCACAATGATACACAAGAAGAGAGCCGTGATGTTTGTTTTGTTGGAATCTCGGACATCTGTCAATGGGCAAACGTAGGATGCAGATGAGACGAATAAAGTTGTGAATAAGTCTATGAACTATGGGAACAAGCGGAATGGCTCTCTATTGTGCTTCATTTGATGGTTTAACGAAAAATTGAAGAATATGAAAAGTCCGTTAAGAATGGCAGTCGCTTTAGAAAAGAACAACAAGATATATCCAAAAGATGTACGGAAGTTCTTGATGGGATTGTACGCCACGCTGCATTTGACAGATAACGCAACGGCTAAAGATATGGAAAAGCTGGTATATTATGCTTTTCGGAATGGTTACCTACTAGGTGTTAAGTCTGAAGGAGGTGATGACCAAAAAGCGTATGACAGACTACCGGATTTGGGAGTAGAAGAAGATATTGGTGATGATTTAAAAAGATAGTCGATAAAAATTGGTAATTAGTTAGTAAAGTTTTTTAGGCTTTGGTGTGTGAACATCGAAGCCTTTTTATATATAATAAGGTAAAATAAAAGCTGAAATGTTAACAAGACTCATATATCAGTTAGGAAAGGTTAAAATACGAAAGAAAAACATTAAATAACTTGCATGTTTCAAAACTTATTCGTATCTTTGCATCGTCAATCAAGATAAGTTGGTTGATTTGCCGAGTGACAAGTTTCACTCAATAAGGTGAGAGCGACACCAAGGGGTAAGACCCGAAACAACTAGCACAATTGATTATGTCTAAGCAGACTGGTTTTTCATTTGCAAGTTCAAAGAAGTCATTAATCGAGACTATTGACGAAATCAAGAAGTCAAAGATGCCTCGCAACGAAAAGATTGTTGCATTGAAGGCTTGCGGTCTTCGTGAGAAAGAAATCTCCGATATGTTGAAGGTTTGTGTGCCAAACGGTTCAACTTCAACGAGATTCGTTTATACATTCGGTGTTGAGATAGAATGTGTTCATGCCGAGCGCAATGCCTTGATAGAGGCAGGTCGTCAGAATGGTGTTGATATTCATTCTGAGGGCTATAACCACACCGACAACAAGAGTTATTTCAAGATTGTTAGTGATTCTTCAGTTGGTGGTGATATAGACCCTAACGAGGTTGTAAGTCCGGTATTGAATGGCAATACAAATGGTATGGCAACCTTAAAGAAGGCTATCAAGTCTTTGGATGCCGTAGGTGCAAGAGTAAATTCTACTTGTGGTCTTCACGTTCATATTGGTGCAGCAAAGTTGACAGGTGAGCAGTATGTTAACGTCTTCAAGAATTATCAGAAACTTGAAAGATTGATTGATAGTTTCATGGCTCCTTCAAGAAGAGGTAATTGCCGTTGGGCAGCCAGCTTGCTTGACAAGGATTTCACTAATTGTCACAGCAATCAAGATATTAGATTCGATGTCTTTCATGGAGATAGATATTATAAGGTCAATGCAGAGAGCTATACACGTCACAGGACAATCGAGTTTCGCCAACATCAAGGTTCTACCAATTTCAAGAAGATAGAAATGTGGGTGAAGTTCTGCGCAAAGCTTGTCGGTTGGTCTCGCAACAATGTCTTCACTAGTGAGGTTATGAATATCGAAGATATACCTTTCTTGAATAAAGAAGAGAAGGCTTTCTTCCAGAGTCGTAAGGATGCATTTGCAACCAATAACGATTAATTAATGTAGTCCTAGGGTAAAAGCCCTAGGACACAAAGAAATCAAAGTATTATTAAGAAAAAGAAAGGGTAAAGATATGTGTGTTATTATTGTATGTCCGAAAGGTGTTGCTTTGCCATCTGTAGATGAGCTAAAGGCGGCGTATATGAGAAATCCAGATGGTTGCGGTTTTGTGAGCGAGTCTGACCATTACAAGAGTTTGCATTTCTCTACATTTATCCGTAGATTGATGAAGCGAGATATAAATGAGAATGTAATCATACATTTCAGATTTGCTACTCATGGTTCTGTCTGTGTCAAGAATTGCCATCCATTCTACAAGGCAGGTTATTGGTTCGCACATAATGGAGTGCTCCCGATTTGCTCCGAGCATGATAAAACAGATAGTCAAATTTGTTTTGAACGTTTCATTTATCCTACTATCAAGAAATATGGTTGGGGTTCTGATGAACATATGAAAGAAATGAACAAATGGACAGCTCATGGTTCTAAGTTTGCAATGTTGCATAATGGTGAGATTGTGAAGTCCGGTAAATTCATAGAGCGTGATGGACGGTTCTATTCTAATTTGAATCATTTGGGTTATATGAGAAATGTAATAAACTTTTAGAAGATTAATGTTTAGGTTCTTTTTATTCGACAAGCGTCAGATGTCCGTGAGGATATTTGGCGTTTTTTTGTTATATAAGGAGTTCTATTTTGCGTAGCTATTAATTGTTCGTTTATGTGATGAAATAGCCTTAAATCGCTTAGAAATGCCGTTATTACTCACTTTTGCTTAAAAGTGAGATACTTGCAAATGGTTTAGTGCATTTATTATTCTTTTCGTATTATCTTTGCACTAGTTTTAACAAATATATCGAAAGAATGAAAGATAAAATTTTCCAGTTACTAAAACAAGAGTATAAGTCTCTTGGGTTAGGTGATGAAGTTCTTCAGGCACATGCCGAAATGCTTGATAAGATGGGGCTTGTTACTGATGACAACATCGAGACAGTGGTTGCTAGTCAAAAGAGTTTTTTGGAGTCCTTGCAAAAGGACAATGACCGCAGAGTTACCGATGCCAAGAAAAAGTTCGAGGAGGCACAGAAGGCTAAAGAAAATGCTGAACGCAAGGCTGCTGAAGAAGAAGCCAAGAAGAAAGCTGACGAAGAAGCCAAGAAAGCCGCTGAAGAAGCCGAAAAGAAACGCTTGGAGGAATTGGCAAAGAAAAACGAAATGCCGGATTATCTCAAAAAATACTTTGAAGAGCAAGCAGCAGAGAAGAAAGCTTCAGATGAAGCAAGAACCAAGGAACGTGAAGAGTTCAAGAAACTCGTTGAGACCTTGACTCAGAAGAACACAGACCAAGCCAAGACTTACAACGAACAGATGGAGGCGCAAAGCAAGACCATTAAGGAATTGCAAGAAACTATCCAAAAGCAAGCTGAGGAGGCTAAGGCTAAGGAAGAGGCTGCTGCGAAAGCAAAGGCAAAGGCAGACCACGATGCGAAGATTTTATCAAAGGCTAAGGAGTTGGGCATTCCCGAAAGTCGTATCAACGAGGGTTTCACCTTGAGCGATGATGCTACAGATGAAGCTATCGAAACATACCTCTCCAAGGTAGCGAACAACTACAAGGTGTTGCAACAACCACAATTCGGGGGCAGCTATCGTGCTAGCGAGGGCGAGCCAACAAAGGAGGACGTTGACAATGTAGCCGCATCATTAGTTCAGTCACTTTAAAAATTGAAAAACATGAATCAGGAATTGAAGACTACAAAAAAGCAAATTGTCTTTGGTGAGGATTCCGTCATTATCCAGAAATGGGAAGGCGACATCAAGGGCGGTCGTGCTTTGGATTGGACAGGCGTAAAAGATGAAGTTCTTTACGCAGGTCGTGTTATCGTGACAGATGGTAAGGGAACTTACAAGCCATTGCCTATTGAAACAGGCAACTATAAGGATTTGGATACTGCCAGTGACCAATTGGAGCATTACAAGTATGCGGGTGTTCTCTATCGTTCCATTCTGAACGGTGAGCCAGCGGCAATTATGACTGCTGGACAAGTTAACAAGGTAGCAGCTAAGGCTGCAAATGGTGCAGACTATCCGGGTGCGTTCCTTACAGCTATGCCAAAGATTGCTTTGGTTAGCGATGAGGATGCAAACAAGTTCGATGAGTCTGATGCAACAATGGACAAAGACTAAAAGAAGGAGGATAACAGATGGAAAAATCACTTTATTTTCAGTTGGTCAATAAATACTTCCCACAACTTGTTGCAAGTGTAGTAGAGAAGTTGAACGGCAAGAATCAGACTGCATTGACCTATATGTACCGAGACCACTTGACTAACACATATAGTCAGGACGGACGCTGGGCATCAATTACTGCGGAATACACACGAGTTGCTGCTGATGTTGTATCAATGGATGCGGAACTTCCATTGAAGAGCCGTGATAAGGTTTCAACCGCTGAGGGTCAAATCCCAAAGGTTGGTATGAAGCTTTACATGTCAGAGAAGCAGCTTAAGGATTTGGATAACATGATTGCGCAACGTTTGCCTCAGCCACAGATTTTGCGTAACTTGTTTGCAGACCTTCCTCGTTGTATTCAGGCGGTTTACGAGCGTATTGAAGATATGTTCCTCAGTGAACTGTCAACAGGTGTAGCTTTGGCAACTCGTTCCGGTGGTACTGGTGTCCGAGTTGATGTAGGTTTTGCCGAGAAGAATAAGTTTAGCCATGGTGTTAAGGCTTGGGACGCAGAGGATGCAACTCCTCTTGATGACATCCAATTGGTTTACGACAAGGCGATGGAAGACCAAAATACCATCACTACTTGTTATCTTGATGATTACACAATTAAGTTGCTTGGCAAGAACAAGCAGGTTCGTGCTCAGTTTGCCTTCAATCAAGGCATTGCAATTGATAGTGATAGCAATATTCCTATTTTGAGCTTTGAGCAGATTGCGTCTATCTTTAAAAATAAGTGGCAGACCAACTTGGTACGTGTAGCCCGTACTATCAAGACCGAGATTAACGGCAAGAAGGGAACACACAACCCTTGGGCTAAGGGTCACATGACCTTTACATGCTATGATAACCTTGGTGATTTGTTCTGGACTAACGTAGCCGAAGCTACAAGACCAGTTGCAGGTGTTACTTATCAGTCAGCCGATGAGTATATCTTGGCTAGCCGTTATTCTACTAACGACCCACTCCGTGAGTTCACTAGCTCACAAGCAATGGTTGTTCCTATCTTGAATAACGTTGATGCCATCTACTCTTTGGACTCAACACAAGCGGTAGGTTAGGCTTATGAGAGGTGAGGTAATTAGTCCGTTCCGTGATAAGTTCCATTTTAACACCATCTATGAAGTTGGTGCAATCTTGGACTTTGACGAAGAACGCATGAACTCCCTTATCGAACGTAAGCTTTGCAAGATGTTGGAGGTGCAGGATGATAACCATTCTGCACCTCTAAAAGACGATAAGGAAATTAAAGATACTCCTAAAAAGGAAGTCTTGAATGATGGAAAAGAAAATCCTGTAAAGGAAGAAGAAAAGAAGTCAGAAGAGACACCTAAGAAGGAAGTCTTGAAGGAGAAGAAGGAGAGCAAGCCTAAAAAGGAGAAAACCTCAAAAAAGGATGCTGCCGAGTCAACCGAAGAGAATTCCCAAAAGGAGAATGTAGAAGAAGAACTTGACGAAAAGACTAAGAGCGAGCAGGAGGCTGCAAAGAAAATCGCTGAGGCTATGAGTCAGGCTCAGAAATAAGGATGTCACATGAAGATAAGAGAATACATTTCGCAGAAGTTGCGTGCTTGGAACATTACCGATGCCCAATTGGAAGATATATCGTCAGGTATAGACCTTGACGAAGAATATACGTCTGATAATTCCCAGGTTGTAGGCAAGGCGATGATTTCCGTAATCGAGGAACTTATGCTTGCCCCATATATGAGCAATGTGAATGAAAATGGATTCTCTGTCTCTTGGGACTACTCTAGGATAGGACAATACTATATGTGGCTTTGCCGAAAATATGGTGTTGCTCCGGATAATGAAGTGGTGGCAGCTTTAGGGCTTTCCACTATCACGGATAAGTCTGATATTTGGTAAATGTCTAGGTTATGTTATATTCCCCTCATATATTAAAGAAGAAGTTCGTGAATAAGGTTGTCAACAAGTACAACGAGGTCATTGGCTCTTCTGAGGAATGGAAAGAAATGGGGCGTTGTCGGTGCGATGACAACTCTACCGAGCATTTCACTACCGAGAATGGTAGCATATATACACCGAAATATCATATTGTTTGTGACAAGTGCCAGATTTCCGAAGGTGATGAAGTCAAGGTCTATTCCGATGATGGAAGCTACCGAGGAGGTGGAAAGGTCTATAATGCCCCTAAGTGCAATTATCTTGGTTATATGAGTATCTATGTCTGATGTTATAAAGGATGAGATAGACGCTTTCTTTGCACAGGGAGAAAGGGAAGTAGATGAATTTCTTGATAGGTTAGGAAAAACTGCTGTTGAGCTTGATAAGGCTAACGGAAACTACCGAAACCGCACAGGTAATCTCAGAAGGTCTAACTATAGTAATGTACATGACCACACCTTGACCATTGGCAATAAAGCGGAATATGCGTCTGATGTTTCCTCTAGGGGGTATGATGTTATAGATTCGGGTATTCAGTATATCAAGAAAGAAATCGAAGATATGCGATGATAACAGAAATAGATGCTGGTCATGTAATCTATGATGACTTGGAACTTATGGGATTGGAACGAAGACTGAAAGGACATCTGACAAAGGGTGGACTTGAAGGGGAAAGACCTATGGTCGGTGAGAAGATTCCTGATGAAGGCATGATAGTAATCATTCCTAAGCGCATGAGTGCAGACAAGACATATTTCAACGATTGTACTATAGAGGTAAACATATTGCTCAAAGATATAGAGGGCGAGGCTAATCCTCAATTGAACGAGCTTTTAAAGAAGGCTATTCAAACCCTGTCCGACAATGAGGTCGGAAAATTTGAGGATGTATGGTATCGTTATTCTATCCGCTCCCACGGCATAGAGCAAGAGAGTAGGTTGAGTTGCCATTACGCAAACATTACTATTGATTTTGAAACATTAAACGTAACATAAGATGAAACCATTTATTGGAATCAAGAGAATTTGGTATGGTGCTCCTCTTACCGAGGCAAATACACCTGCCAAGTTGGCTGCATGGTTGAAAACCGCTACAGAGGTTAAGAACAGCCATGAGGGAACATGGGGATATTCTCAGGATGACCCTAGTGTTACCGAGTACAAGAACGAACTGAACGGACAGGTTTACTATCGTGACAAGACCGATGAGGGTGCTAAGACAATTACATTCTCTATTGGTGTCTTTTCATGGAAGAATAAGGTAGACTTGCAGGGTGGCAAGATGTATGATGCAACAGGCGCAGAGACCACAACGGAGACAGACGCAGTAGGTTGGTCTTCTAGCCAAGATTTGGCAAACATTAACAAGTGTATTGTTGCTCAGACCAAAACAGGAAACTACATCGTTTTCTCAAATGCGGCTATCGTAGCCAAGGGAGACCAGCAGGACAAGAATATCACTTTGGGTATTTCTGCCGTTGCTATGGAAAGTGAGACCGATGGTGTGGCTGGCGAGTACCAATGGGAAGATTCTGCGGTTGTGGAACAGGGATAAGAAGACATAGACAACAAATGATAGAGGGGGATGGTGTTAAAGCCGTTCCCCTTTTTTAATATTCAGAACCATGAGTAAGGCAAGTAAATTAGTTGCGGATGCAATTCTTGGAGAGGACTCCGTAACAATAATGGTGAATGGAAAGACTTATTGTATTTCACCACCTACAATTATAAAATTGGTCAAGGCGGCTAAATACCTTAATAGTTTTGAAGAGGGCAAGACCTTAGCGGAAGTCTTAGGCATGCTTAAGAATTTGTATGATGCTTGTAAGGCGTTGTCCATATTCATACAAGGCGATGAATCCATTAGTGATGAATTATCTAAAGGAACGTTTGAAGAGGTTGTCAATGGCTTACAAACGGCTTATTCCTTAATCTCTATAAAGGATTTTCAGACGCTATCAATTTTGGCGAAGAGTGCGGCAAGGATGATAGCAAAACCACGACCATAGGTAACGATACACTCTTAGGGCAGATTGCATCTTTTATGGATAGTCTGCACTTATCTTACCAAGAAGTCGTGAAAGAGATACCTTATAGAAATTTATTACTGATGGCAAAAGACAAGCAAAGAGTAGCATGTGGTGATGTAATGTATGAGGTAACGGAAGAAGAGTTTGGAATGAACTTCAAAAAAGGATAAGTTTAAAATAATGCAAATAAAGCATTAAAAGCACTAAAACATTTGCAAGTTAGCGAGATATTATTTATCTTTGCAAGCGCAGAACAAAAAAGGATAAAATGGCGATTTAAGAAATTGATAAGATATTAGAGACACGAAACCCGATGGACTATACCGAAAGGCAGTCCGAGTCACTATTCCTTTGACTTTGCAATCGGTAGTTTCGTGTTTTTGTGTTTAAAATAAGATGCAAGACGTAAGGTTGATATTCGAGATACTGGTTTCCATGTTGCTTTGCGTTTGTCTCATATTGCTTGCTGTAAGTAGATATAGGCAAAAGAAAAAGCGTGAAGAACCGGAGCGAAAGGAAATGGACTTGATAGACTTCTTTTCTTTGGGAGGAGTTGCCTATTATTGGAACAAAGGTGGTAAGCAGCAGAAATGCTACACATACGAAGAATTTCTGAAAATCAAAGCTGACTACGTTGAGCTTTGGTTGAATCAGAATAGATATATTTTTAACTCTCAATTAGATAGCGATGATATATAAAGTATATGTTTTGTTTCCGACAATAGTTGTATCAGATAGTATTGTCGGTATAGCTTGGCTAGGAAAGGTCTTTGGCTGGCGATATGGAAAGAACAAGAAAAAGAGCAAGAATGTGTCCTTAATGATAGGATATAACACAGGAATGTCTCTTAAGTCGAAAATAGACGATAACGCAGCGGATGATTATTTAAGACGCATTGCCGAAGAAAATAGAATCTAAATTCAAGGGTTAGAGTCCCTTTTTTACAACCATATTACTTGTGGTTATTTTTATACATCGGTTTTTATTAACGATTGTTTTTTATGGTAGATAAATGTATAAAAACGAGCACAAGTTCCCTTATAGATGGACTAAAAAAGATGCTAATTTCACAAAAGACAAAGGTAAGGTGATGTCTTGCTTTTGTTGTGGAGGTGGAAGTTCCTTTGGCTACAAACTAGCTGGCTACGATGTTGTAGCCTGTAATGAGATAGACCCAAAGGTTATGAAGATGTACTTGAAAAATCACGATGTCAAGTACGCTTTCAATTGTGATATTCGTGAGTTGATTACCAATATCAATATGGGGGGCATATTATGAAAGAAGAGCTTCATAATTTGGATATATTGGATGCTAGTTTCCCTTGTTCGGTATTCAGTATTGCAGGTGACCGCCAAAAGGCTTGGGGAAAGGAAAAAGTATTCCGAGAAGGTCAGAAGGCGCAAAGGCTTGACGATTTGGCTTTCTACTCAATCGACCTCGCTAAAGAACTAAAGCCAAAGGTAGTAGTTTTTGAGAATGTTCAAGGTTTATTACAAGGTGAAGCCATCGAGTACGTAAAGGAGATTTATAGACAGATGAATGATGCCGGATATATCTTGCAGCATTGGCTTCTCAATGCACGTAACATGGGTGTTCCTCAAAACAGACCTAGGGTATTCTTTATTGGGTTACGTAAAGACCTTTGCGAGCCGTTTATGGTTCAAAAGGATTTGTTCGAGCGAGTGCCTAAGATAGATATGGACTTCAACGAGAAAGAAATTGTCTTGGATGAGTTCTCTGACTATTGTGGAAGGCAAATTCCTAAAGGAATGATGAAGTATTGGGAGCATAGAAATGAGAAAGATAATTCTATCGGTGATATTGTCAAGCGGATGGATAATCGTCTTTCTATGTTCAATAACATGTTTCTCAAAAAGAACAAGGTATGCAATACCATATCAGCAATGGAGGATAGACTTGTGTATTATGATAATCCAAGTTATCTTTCAGCACATGATACGATTTTAGCATCAACATTTCCGATGGATTATGACTTTAATGGCATGAAACCTTGGTTTGCTTGCGGAATGTGTGTTCCTCCTGTTATGATGGCTAATGTAGCTACAAGAATCTGGGATTGTTGGTTGTCAAAGATTAAAAAGGAGGAATGCGCATGATAACAGCAAGTATGACTTCGGGTGAGATGCGTAGAGTACGAAACTTAGATGAAACAAGAATCTATGAGTTTCAGATGCGAAAAGCTAATGAGCTTAAACGTGAAATGAGAAAGCAGAACGTACGACAAATAACAAAGACCTTTGAGCTTGCTACACCGAATGCCGATTATCTCATCGTTGTAGGTGTAAAACATGGCGATGTATTTGCTTCCGGTTTGTTCATTTATCTGAAGGAAACCAACGAGTATATTCCTATGAGTAGAAACGAGGGGTATAGCGAAGATTGTTTTGCTATGAGCGTTCATTTTCTGAAGAGATTTGCAGAAAGGTTTTTGAAAAAAGACTTACCGATTGCCAAGATATTGCAAAAGATATATACATCGTTTACGGGTGCAGTTCAGCTCTATAGTGATGACAAGACAAGAAGAGTGGTATTTGCTATTCCGGAAGGGCTTATACTCACAGAATACGAGCAAGAAAAGCATATCATCCACTACAAAACCTTTGTAAGCATGGATATGCTAAAGAAGACACAGAAGCGAAGTTACGAGAAGATAAGTGCATTTCTCATGGAATCTTGTCAGCAAATAGCTAAAGCAAGAGACACCGGAAATGACGAAAGGCTGTGCGTTGTGTACAGAAGGTTTTACAATGATATTGATTTGCTAGATACAAAGGAGGCGCAAGCCGTATATTCAAGTTTCTTTGAAAAAGGAGGTAACAATGAAAGATAAAAGTATAACAAGGTTTCTTGGTGATATAAAGCCTATAAAGAATTACGAAAGGTATTATGTTAGCAAGCTGGGACATGTTTTTACTATTGGGAGAACGTCTCAATTAAAGGAAATCGCACCTTGCAAGACACCAAAAGGTTATCTGAAGGTATGGCTTTACAAGAACGGAAAGCGCAAGATGTTTTATATACATCGTTTGGTAGCTCAGGCTTTCTTGGAGAATCCAGAAGCGTTTCCAATGGTGAATCATAAGGATTTCGATAAGACGAATAACGATGTAGACAACTTGGAGTATTGCACCGCAAGATACAATGTGATTTATTCTGCTATAGCAAAGAAAACCTCTTCCGAATACTTGGGTGTGACTTGGAATAAGAGTGTAAGAAAATGGCAAGCGCAGTATCAGATAGGTAAAAAGAAAATATATATAGGTTGCTTTGATACGCAAGAAGAGGCTCATGAAGCTTATGTTAACGCTATAAAAGAGATTTGATATGCTTGAATTTGATAGAATATACAATTCCGACTGCATAGAAGGAATGAAACAAATAGAGAGCGGGAAAGTAGATTTAATTGTTACTGACCCACCATATTGTATCTCCTATAAGACCGGATGGAGAGCAGACGACCATCGTTTCTCTAAGGAAATACTCAATGACGATAATGAGCAATTGATTATTGATTATATGAGCGAATGCTACCGAATTTTGAAGGATGATAGTGCTGCTTATATCTTCTGTAGTGCCAAGACCTTGGACTTTTTTATGCAACAAGCGAGGCACGCAGGGTTTACCATTAAGAATGTGCTCATTTGGCGAAAGAACAACCATACGGCTGGAGATTTAGAGGCGCAATATGGTCAATGTTACGAGCCAATCTTGTATTTGAATAAAGGCAGACGAACCATAAATGGCAAGCGTTTGGAGGACGTATGGGACTTTGATAGAGTTCCATCAGATAAATTGGTACATCAGAACGAGAAGCCAATCCCCTTGCTTATGCAATGCATTTTGAAATCATCGGACGAAGGCGACTTGGTGTTTGATGGTTTTATTGGTTCAGCAAGTACAGCTTTGGCGTGTTTGAGAACGAACAGGAAGTTCATCGGTTTTGAATTGGATGTTGATTATTTCAAGGTGGCGCAAAGAAGAATTAAGGAAGAAATGTTTAATCAAAAAGATATGTTTGGATATGATGGAACTGAATAATATATACCAAGGAGATTGTCGAAAGCTTTTGAAACTGATTGATAGCGATAGCATAGACCTCGTATGTTCCGATGTGGCTTATCCGGTTCAGTCTAGGGGTGGCTCAGGGAGTATGGGAGGATATTGGACGGAATCTCAAACAAGAAAGGGCAAGATATTCAAGAATAACGATATTGATATTTCGGACTACATCAATGATTTGTACCGGATATTAAAGGACAGGTTGCATTGCTATCTGATGTGTAATGATTATAATTTAATGCACTTTCTTGATGTGGTCGGAAAAAGTGAGTTCCATTTTACCAAATGCTTAATATGGGATAAGTGCGCAAAAATATGTGGCCGCTATTATATGGCACAGAAAGAGTATATCATCATGCTACGCAAAGGTGGTGATAGACCGATAAATGAATGTGGTACATCTGATATTCTGAGTGTTCCTATTCCAACGAACAAGCGCAAGGATAAGGATGGTTTGATTAATCAGACTGAAAAACCAGTAAAGTTGATGGAGATACTAATCAGAAACTCGACAAATGTTGATGATGTTGTTCTAGACCCATTCATGGGGAGCGGTACAACGGCAAGAGCTTGCGTAAACCTTGAAAGAAAGTATATAGGCTTTGAAATAGACCAGCGTCAAGTAGATTTTGCCAATAACGAATTAAAGAATATGAGTAGGCAGTTAAGTCTGTTTTGAAACTATGGATATGTGCAAGGTGTTTTGTTGCAATCCTGTTGTAAGAAATGGGAATAAAGAAACAACGGATGCTCTTATAAGAGCTATGAGAGACGAAGCCTTAAAACGAGGGTTGGTACGTGATGAATTGATAGATTTTTGCAACCAATTCATAAGAGAGGGCGAAATCAAAGCTTGTATAGAGCATTTGCTAGATAATTTCAAACGTTATTTTTGGAGGTATCATTGATATGAGAAGAAGAAAGTTGAACAAGTCTCCAGTGCTAGGCTTCTGCGGATTTGTTATCGGTTACGAATGCAAGGAAAAGGGAATAAAGCTGATGGAGTGCGATAAGGCGCAAGCAGATGCAATCATAGTTCCTCATCACTTTTCACACAAGGTAACGAAGAATAGTTGCTTGAATCTTTTGGTATTGTATAAGGATAAGATAAGGGGTGCAATGCAAATAGGGTATGGAATCCGACCGCACATCAAGACTGAAAAGGGCGAAGTGTTGGATTACCATCAAGTGAGGGAATTTGACAGAATGTGGCTGTCTGATGATATGCCAAAGTTTAGCGAGACGATTTGCCTATCTCTCTTGCATAAGTATATTAGGGCAACACATAAGGAAATCAAGTACCTTATATCTTATGCCGATACGTCCATAGGTAATAAGGGAACTATATATAAAGCTGCAAACTATGAGCATATTGATACCATTAAGGCAGATTTCTATGTATTACCAAGTGGTGAGCGTGTGCATCCGGTTACTATGTGGCATCGGCACAAGACAAGAACATGGGAGGTTCTAAAGGAACTATACCCAGGAATAAAAAAGGCAGAAGGGTTTCAACTTAAATTTCTGAAGAAGTTATGAAGAAAAGAAATAAATGTATTCCTTGTCATTTGCATCCAGATCCTGAGCATTGGTTTAGAAAAGGTCAATCTTGGAAGGCGAAGGGCGCTTATGAAAGCGAGGATGATGCTTGGGAGTTTCTGAATCAGAATCCGAAGTTACGGGCACAAGGTATGGCGGTGTATCGGTGTAGGATATGCAACAAATATCATATAGGGCACAAGAACAACAAATAAAAAATATAAACAGCAATGATAGTAATAAAAATCAAAACATGGAAAGACTGGAAGAAGGACTTTCTTGATTGGGTGCAAGAACCTCGACGCAAAACTTGCAAGGATTTTGTAGACTATATGGAGGCTTTGCAAAATCGTGTTCTCTACAAAATAATAGCCGATACTTGCGATAAATACGGCAATATGCGTGAGGGGCAAATCCAAGACATCACAGAAGCAGTCGAAAAATGCGTGGCTGAGTGTGCTAAAGAAGCACGCAAGTTAATCGATGAATGTCAGCCCGTAAAATTCTTCTAAGGCTGTAACTCTCATTACAAGCAACACAAACTCTACACAACAAGCGCAGTCAGCGTTATTTTAAAACATAAATAGTTGAAAATATGAAAAAAGAAGATAGACTTAAAATATATCGCAAATACGATGGTCATTGTGCTTATTGCGGCAAGAGTATAGAGTATAAGGATATGCAGGTTGACCATCTTGTTCCGAAGAATCGAGGGTGTTACTCTCGGTGGAGCAACAAGGCGGGAAAGTTTGTCGTATCCCATGGCGATGATTCCATGGAGAACTATATGCCATCTTGCAGGTCTTGTAATCTTCGTAAGCGTGATATGAGTTTGGAACAATTTCGCTCAGAGATTACTAAACAGGCTAAAGGATTGCTTAATGGTAAGGCTTCTTTCCAAGTAAAGATGTCGCTTGCTTATGGGTTAATCGAAGAGCACTTTGATAGACAAATTGAGTTCTACTTTGAGAAATTTAAATAGTTGAGAATATGAAGAAGTTTAAGAAGTCGATAGAGATTAGCACTGAGAATATTTCAGACGTTCTTCAAGTGCCAATTGTTACAAGTTTATACAAGACTAAGAATTTTAAAAATCCTTGTCTTGAAGGTCGTAGCGTTCCTTATGATACTATAGCATTGATGTATGTTCATATCGAAGGCTTTGATAGCGATTTTTGTATTGACCAAGGCAACATTCTCGCTCTTGATATTCGCGATACTTGGTATGCTTTTTCGAGGCGTGGATGGGATAAACATAAAAACGATGAGGTATGAAGAAAAAAGGATATTACGAATACGACCAGCCCATTTACCCACACTTATTGTGTGTTGGGGTTGGGTTGCAGTTTGAGGATGCAAAGAAAGCATTCTTGAATAATGATGGTACGGATATTGAAAAGTACGATTTTTTTAATGGTGATGGATTTACTTATTACGGACTTCACATAAGAGAAACAGGAAGAAAGTGCGTTCTTGTTTTATTCAGTAGCAGTAAGGCTATGCGTATGAATGTAATTTGTCATGAGGCTAGTCACGCTTGTGATGCTATCGAGGGTAATATTGAAATGAAACATGGTGGAGAACCATCTGCCTATCTGATAGGTTGGATAGCATCATGTATCAATAAGGCTCGTTTGGGAATTGGAGATTTCGTTGAAATCGTAGATAAGGAAGAAAAATAGCCCAAAGGCAAAATACCTATTTGGGTTTACCCCATCACTATATATAATAATGTAGTGGTGGGGATTTTTGTGTTAACGTCAGCAAATTATTTGTTCATACTATTATAGAGTGTTAAAGGCTATAAGAAACACATTAAATAATTTGCATATTTCGAATATTCTTTGTATCTTTGCATCGTAATTAAGAAATAAAGGTTACTAATTAAAAATGGTGAGACACACCACAAAAACTGTAATAAGAAAATGAAAAAGTTTTTTGAAAACTTATCTGAAAAGTTTAATGATGCGGCTTTTGAGGCGCAGCTTGATGATTTTACTTGCGAGTTTGATGCTATTAACAAACCTGCTGAAATCGTGGTGTCCGTTAAGAGTAGAAAGGTTATCCATTCATATGGAAATATTTCTTCTTATCCATATTACAATGTAGATAAGATTAATATCTATAATGAAGACGGAGAAGACGTGTCTTCAAAATATCCTTTGTTCTGCCAAAGAGTTAAGGATTGCGTGCCTTCTTATAAAGATGTAGAGAATGACTTGATGGAGGCAAATATGAGCGATACCGAGCTTTATTTCGGCTCAGAGGATAATTATTTGCATTACAAGTATGGTAACTAAATGGTTTGGATATGGAGTACGAAAATAAGTTTGTAGGTCTTTCATCTGTAATGAGTCACGACCTTGAAATATTAAGGTATGAACTAGAGTATGGATGGAAATTGGCTCTTATACCAAATGATGTGTGGTACAACTAATTACTTTTAAAATTTCAAATTATGGCATATTATAAAGTTAGTGTAGATGTATCGGATTTATTCGATGATATGCTCGTCCATGCACAGAAGAGTTTTCTTATTGACAAGTTTTGCTCTTTAGCAACAGACCAGCAGATAGAGGTAGTAAGCGAAATGCTGGAGAACCTAAATGGCGACCAAGTAGCTAAAGTTATAGAAGACGCTTTCGATAACTTGCATGAGCAAGGTCAAGAGCAAGTAATCAACTATGTGAACGAATAAGGCTATGATGTCCGATAAACAATATAGAGTTGCTCGCAAGGGTGTTGTTGAGCAACTTAAATTAGCTCAGAGACTACATTGCAAGCACATGGAGCAGAAGTATAAAGTGGCTTTGGAGAAGTTAGAGAAACGCTTCTTAAAGCCGGATGCTGTGGGCTGCTTCGATTTGGGCGCAAGGGTATCAAATAGTTATTATCATCTTTAAATGGTTAAGGGTATGGAAAAGAAAGAATATTCTGTTGTCGAATTTATTCAATATCTCAAAGATAAGCCATATATTAAGCTTTATAAAGCTGCTCGTTTAGCTGAGATTAATATGAGAAGAGAAATGAGAATATTGCGATATTCCCCGTTTTATTTAGATAGAGAATAGATGTATTAAAATAAAGGTTATGGGAACAAAAGTAGAAGTAAAGACTATTCCTTTGCATGGATTGTTCATCCATCGCAAGCAGGTTTGGCGTTCACTCGGTAAGCTGAGAGCAGAAAGCCATTCTACGACAGCGCAAAAGGTGTTTATGAATGAGCATGATACCGAGGTATCAACTGAGAATGCTGATTTCATTGATGGCTTGAAAGTCACTCCTTATGATGGGGAGTTGCCAAAAATATCAAAAAACGTTGGTAGTATGAGTTACTACCAGTATTGTTTAACGCAAAAATTGGTTTAGTTATGGAAACTGAGATTAATATAGTGGAAATCCTAAAGGATAAGCCAGCAAATACGAAGCTATATTCTCCTTTGTTTAGTGAAGTATTTTTTTCGCATGTAAGTGGCGGTTATATAGCTGTGGAACATCATGGAGGAACATCACTATTCTTAAGTAGTGGCAGATTCTATGATTACGATGGATCAGAGCCGTTATTATTCCCTTCTAAGGAAATGCGTGATTGGAACAAATTTGCTTGGCAGAAGGGCGATATCTTGGTTAATGAGAATAATGCGCATATTATCTTCGAAAAGTTTACAGATGATACATATACAACCTTTATAGGTAGACATTATCTTAATAAGAATTATAAAAATTATGTCCCAGGACGCTATACTTGTGTTACCCAACATTTTCATATTGAAGAAAGTAATGCTGCTCAAATCTATATATATAATATTGAGGAAAAAATTGGTGGCAAACTCGATCTTAAAACTTTGGAAATAGAAAAGCCTAAGTGTGAGTTTAAGACATTCGATAAAGTATTGGGGCGAAATGAGAAAGATGATGTATGGGAAGCTGACCTCTTTTCTCATTATAGAGAAGAATCACAATATCCTTTTCGGTGTATCGGATTTAGTCGTAAGTATTGTATTCCTTACAACAAAGAGACAGCACATCTACTAGGAACGACTGATGATTGGGAAGGAGGTGAGCAATGATTAGAGACGAAGCAAAGATAATTGTAACACCAACTGGTGTATCACTTAAAGAAGCCTTGACTAGTGAAGAAATCAATGCAATCAATGAAGCTCATATCTATAGAGATTATGATTGCATTCCACATTTTAAACTCGCTGGTAATCCTCCTAGTGGCAAGGAAAACCGTAGAACTAGGAGGATGTTAGAACTTAGAAAAAGAAAGGGTAGATTATGATAGATGATAATAAAATAGAAGCTGCAAAGGAAGAAATCTACGAGGATAGATTCTTGCTTAATGGTGAAGAGATAGTCTTCAACAATGATGAAAAGGAAGAAATGTTCTACAAAGAGGACATCAAAGAAGCCATTGGACTAGGTGCTAAGTGGGGTATCAATGAGCTATTGAAGGACATGTTTCACCCTGCTAGCGAAGTTCCACGTAACGACAACGGAAAGGTTCTTGCGTTCTCAAAAGAATTCGGTAATAGAAAGCTCTACGATATGAACGATGAGCTTGATAAAACCACTTGCGATACATATAAAGAAATGTGGGAAGAGCAAGTCAATATATTCCATTTGTCTGATTGGATATTTGTAGATGAGTTGTTTGACTTGATTACGAAAGGAGGTAAGCAATGAAAGAGCTTAAAGTTGGAGAAAGAATCACTCTTGAAGCAGTTGAGCAATATGGTTGTAGAGGTTGCTTCTTTGAGGATAATCCAGTATGTATAAAATTTGCATGTTGTGAAGGTGTACGCTCAGATGGAAAATCGGTAATTTTTAAAGAAGTTAAGGAGTAAAGCGTATGAAAGGATTACTATCAATGATTGGTATTGCTTCGTATATGGATTTTCAAATGAATGACCTACCCTTCGGATTTCCAGAGCGGCAATTAGCAATACCGAAAGGTGAAATACCTTCCGATAAACAAAAGTGCCAATCGAAAGCACAGCATGAGTTTATCGTTAAAGGTGTAAAGATAATGGCTACTTCTAAGAAGGATGCTATCAAAAAGTATAATCATCGTAAAAAGTAAAGCGTATGAATGAGATAGAGAAAATATGTAAGGAAATCCAATGCCCACACTTTATTGTATGGAGCTTCGGATATGGTGATTGTATATCTTGTAAGTTGCAAGGGGAAAGCTACAATATAGAGTCTGTAGCCGATGATTGTCCTTACAAGGATAAGTTTAATAAACTTAAAGAATAATCGTATGGATAAATTAGAATATATACCAGGTGATTTGGCTTTTCACTATATACCAAAAACCATAATAAAAAAGTATGTAAAAGTATATGTTTGCTCTACACAAAATGCCTTATCATTAGAAGATATGGATGGAAATCTATATGATTATATTGGGGAATTATATCCGATTCCTCTTACTCCAGAGATTCTAGAGAAGAATGGATGGAAAAAACCTGATGATTTTGATTCATATTGGCTTAATAAGATAGGATTGTTACAAGAGGGTGATACATGGCATTCTGCTTTAGGTAGTACAAAAATTGCTATCACTCTTGGTAATATTATGTATGTTCATCAACTCCAGCACCTTCTCTTCGGTTTAGGACTTAATTCAGAAATGGAGGTGTAGGTTATGTTATATGCTTTAAGATTTTTCGACACAGAGAGGTCTCTTTGGTATTTAGATTGTGTACATCGAAGTAAGTCGTTCTTGAAAAGACGTGAAAAGAAGTTTTTAAAACAATGAATAAAAACGATGATTTCGAAATGGTATGGATTTTAGTAACGCCTTCGGGCATAAAAGATAGAATATGACAGTAGAAGAATTAATTGACAAATTATCAAAGGTTGAGGATAAGACTATGGAAGTCAACTTCCCATATTCTCATGGTACACAAGAAAACGGACAACCTCTAAAGATTGACGAGGTATCAGTATATAATGATTGTGTTATACTTTATGATTAACCATCCGCAAGGATATAAATAGATTGTAATATGAATACAGAAAAATTAGAAAGAGCAAATATCTTAGCCAAGAGTTTAATTCCTAAAGTAAATGAACTCTTAAATATATCTACAAAATCAATGCGCAGTAGTCTTGCTGATGCTATTTGGGGGCTTTCAGAGTGTGATGAAGAGTTTAAAACAAAATTCAAGCAGCTTCTGAATGAAACAAAACAGAGATTGCAAAAAGAGTTTGATGAACTTTAGTAAAACTAACCATCCCTTATGGGATATAAATATAAGTAATATGAAAAAGATTATTTTGGCAGCCTTAGTCGTTGCAAGTTTGTTCGCTTCTTGCTCTAGCGAGAAGACTTTTAAAAAGAAAGATGGCTCTACGATTACAGCAAAGCCTTATGGCTGGGCTAGTAAGGAAAACAAAGTAGAAGGTGTTAACTACGAGTTGAATGCTCCAGATGTTGTAGTTCCAATCATCTTCGCTCCATCAGTTATCGCTCCTGCTTTACTGACGGCTTATGATGTTTGGGAGCCAGTATCATATACTGAGCCATCTAAGTAACTAACCACCCTTTCCTGCAACAGGAGAGGGTAAAAAGAAAGAAGAATATGATTACAGAAAAGTTAATAAAAAAGGTGCTACGTAAGTGGTTAAAGAAGAAATTGTATATCAATGCTCCTATTAGCACAAACATAGCACGATTTGAATGGGTCTATAACTCACACCTTAAAGAGTGGAGAGATAGAATGTGGGTAATTAAAAACTGCCCAGAAAATAGAGACAAGTGCCTTAATGAGTATCTTTACTCATAGCTTTTGTTAATCAATTCCACAAGGTCATAGAACTGCATCTTGGTGGTGAAAGTCTCACCATTAGATAACTTGATACAGCTATCACCATCCACCTCAAAGAACGAGACAATGTGGTCTGGGTTAATTGCACGGGTGTATGAATTATCATACGACTTCAAAGTAATTAAATTTTTCATATAAATGTAATTTTTAAAATTAAGCGGTACAAAGATAGTAATAATATTCGAGAAGCAAGCAATTCTTTAGGTAATTTTAAAATTAAGCACTTTATTTTATCTGTGCTTGCTTCTCACTTTAAACATATATAATATGGCGTATTGTTTTTGTGATATTTGTGATTACAAGGATAAATGTAAGTACTATCGAAAGGTAGTTGCTTGTCCTTATATGAAGGAGGAATAGTTATGGAAGTATTAAAAGACATAAGTCAGTTAACAAAAGGTTGCAGAGTGACATTTATTAAAAATGACGATTTCCACTACTATGAGTACCTCATGGTACACCCCAATCGTGAAACCTATTATCTATTTATAGATAACTGGTCGCAAGAAGTAGTACGAATATACATTAATGACCTCTTGTCAGGAGATTATTATGTTGGTAAGTACGACCGAATCTTCGTCATGGAAAAGAGAAAAGATTTCTTCAGACGAATGATAAAGAATTGTGATAAAAGAATTGAAGAACTTAAAAGTAAGTAGTTATGACAAAACCTTACAGAATCAAACATAAGGCTAGTGGATTGTACTACCAGCCTGCAATCAATCATAGTAATCTTTCCAAGAAGGGCAAGGTGTACATGACAAATAACTCACTATTGATGATAAATGATAGCTATGATTATATAGCTATTAGTGTTAGAAAAGGCACGAAGGTACATGATATTTTAGAAAAGGAAATGCCCTTAAAAGGCGTAGAACGTTCCTATGGTGCAGAAGTTTGTTATCTTGTTCCAAAGAGTGAATTTGAAAAAGAAGAATTAGTATGAAAAGAAATATCAAGTTTAAGGCTAAGAAACTTAATTCATGTGAATGGGTTGAAGGTGATTTAGTGCATATTGGAAATAGGGTATGCATAGGTGGAGACCACCTAAAAGATGGAATAACAGACGTTGACCCTTCTACCGTCTGCATGTTCACAGGACTGACAGACAAGAACGGAGCACCTATCTATGAGGGGGATATTGTTATGCACAAAGATAACAATGCGGAAAGAAGAGGTGATATTAATTGGGATAGTAAAGCTGCTGCTTTCTGCTTTGGTCAAGATTTCTTAGTTCACTACCATTCTGAAGATATGGTAGTTGTCGGCAACAAATTCGATAAGTAGCGTATGAAGAATAAGATTTTAAACTTAATCAAGTCAGCCGTTTGGTTTGTCTTGTGTTTGTTTGTAGGAACATTGATATTTGAGGGCATTCGCTCGTTTGCTAATATCAATAAACCTGCAAAGAAGATTGGTAAGACAGTATTCACTGAGGAAGGACACGATTATCTAGTTGTGGACACGAAACATGGTGTTTGCGTTGTTCACGCAGAGAGCTGCCCTTGTCATAAAAAGAAGTAGCGTATGGAAAAGAATATGTTTGAAGATATTGTTGCTGAAGGTAATATAGTTGTGATAAATAATAATTGGATTGTGTTATGTAATCGTTGGAAACCATGGTATCACAATCTCTTCTGCTATCTTTATCTTCACAAGGAAGATAAGAATTTAATGGTAGGCTCTCATTTTACGATGACCGAGGATAAAAAGAAATCTACTCGGTTGGCTACCAACGAGGAGCGTCTTATGCTTTTTGAAGAAATGTTCAAGTATGGAATTGCTTTCGATAAGCACGACCATCATTTGATTGGAAAGTTATGATAATTGTAAGATAAAATAGTGTATGGAGAAACGAATAATTTTAGACGAACAAGATATGAATGAGTTTACAAAGATTTTCGCAAAGACAATAGAAGATGAAGCTATCAAACAGATAGAAACCCTATCTAATAGCGAGGCTTACAATAGTTGTAAAATAAGAATAATGCCAGATTGCCATGCAGGTAAAGGATGCACTATTGGCACGGTAATAGAGCTTGATAACAGAGTAGTTCCTAACACTGTTGGAGTAGATATAGGCTGCGGCATGAAAGTCGTAAGACTTGGTAAAGTTGATATTGACTTGCAGAAATTTGATGAAGCAGTCAATAAGTTGATTCCGTCTGGTTTTAATGTCAACGAGGGAGAAGTATCAGCCTACATAAACGGATTGGTTGATGGTTGTATGTTTGGCAAATTCCGTGCTTGGGATTGTCTTGACAGCATGGAAATAGTATATCGTTCTGTTGGAAGTCTTGGCGGTGGCAATCACTTTATTGAGTTAGATGCAAATGAAGAAGGAGAGAAGTTTCTTGTGATACATACAGGAAGTAGAAACCTTGGTGTTAGGGTATGCAACTATTACCAAAAACTTGCCTACGAGTATTGTCGTAAGAAAATAGCTGATAAGTCTGAGGTTATTGCCAAGTTGAAAAGCGAAGGAAGAGAAAAGGAAATACAGAGTGCTATCAAGTTGTTAGGTACTAGAAATATTAGCAAGGAACTTTCTTACTTGGAGGGCGATTTGCTTGATGATTACTTAAATGATATGCGTATAGTTCAGAAGTATGCCGAGCATAATAGAAGAATTATAGCTAACAGACTCGTCAATGCTCTAGGTGTGGATATTGACCCAAATTCAGACAAGCATTCTTTTACAACCATTCACAACTATATAGATACAGACAAGGGCATATTGCGAAAAGGAGCTATCAGTGCAAAGAAAGACGAGATTGTCATTATTCCTATGAATATGCGTGACGGTTCTCTTATCTGTAAAGGTAAAGGAAACAAGGAATGGTTATGCTCAGCCCCACATGGAGCAGGTAGATTGATGTCTCGTACACAAGCGAAGAAAGAGTTATCTATGGATTCTTACAAGAATGAAATGAATGGTATTTATTCCACATCAGTTTGTGAAGAAACCATTGATGAAGCACCTATGGCATACAAGCCAACCGAAGAGATTGTTGAGTT